AAGTGAATTAATCTCTTCAATAAGTGCTTGTTTTTCTGCATCTATAACTGATCCTCCTATGTACTGTTGGCTTTGCTCAACTAGGTAAGTATGAGAGTTTATGGATCCAGATACAGGTATCTCAAAGAAAAGGTCTTGATAATACTGAAAAAATTCGTCTACAGTAATTTCAGGTGCCGTATCTACAACTTCTGGGGTCAATAACTCCTCAAAGTTTGTATCAACAGCTTTGGTATATGTGTTTATACCATATATTTCCTTAACTAACTGTACGTTTGCCATTATCTAACTACTTTAAAAATAAGGTTATTATCTACTTCAAAAGATTCTCCATCTGCTAAAGTTGTTCTAATAAGCACCTTATAATATCTTTCTGGTTCTAGACCATTCATATACATGTTAAAGTAACTACTTGTTGCATCGCAACTAATCTTTGTATACGAAGTATCAAAGTTTATTACCATATCTTCTGTCTTTACATCTTGTAAAGCCCAATATGAAGTTTGTGGAAGTGCCTTATTAGTGGTATAAAAAGAAGATGTAGTAAATGTTCTAACAGGATATTTGTCTCTAGCATTGATTCTAAACTTATATCTATCTGTACCATATTTGTAGGTATCAGTATTATTAGCTAGAGTTATAACGGTATTAGAGTTGTTGATAACACTTAAACTTCCTGTATTAAATGAACTATCATCCCACTTCATTTCAATTGTAGGAGGATAGATAGTGTGTGTATCTACAGAGAAAAAGCTCAAGGCAATATAACTACCAGAATTGTTTTCTATAGCTTGAGGGTGCTTAACAATTACACCATAATTACCTGTACCTAAAAACCAAGAAGTAGATATATTAGTGATATCTACGTCAATATCTTTACTGTCTTTATACCCAAATGATTGAGTAGCATAGTTTAATGTCCAAGATCCTCCACCAGGAGTTAAATAATATTGAGGACTAGTCCAGTTATTAACAGCAGTTGTAAAAGAACCTGTACTATACCAGCAAACACCATTTCTTGTTTGTGGATTGTCTGATAATTTACCAGTACCCATTGTCCACAAGTCTGAAACCTCTCTAATTTCTAATGTGTAAGTACTAGTTAGATTCTCAGCATTAGCTAAGTAAAGTCTTAAATTAGTTTTCCATGAACCTGTTTGAAATGTTTTTATTTTATCTATATCTGTATTACTAAATAATACAAGAGATCTTCTTAAATCATCTTGGAGAAGTGGCTCAGAAGGAACTGGGTCTACAAAATAATTTAAAGGTTGACTACTATTTTTTACGCTAACTTCTAGTATCTCGTCAAGACCTGTATTTCTAGCAGGTTGACTAGAGTACAAAGAAGCATCAGCTGAAGCAAATATTTTATATACGGCCATTTTTCTACTTTTATAATGTTACGACTCTACCTTGTATGTCTTGGTTTAAATATTTAACTTCAAATATGGATGGATCAAGTGACGGGTAAATTACACCGTTTAATGTACCAGCAGATATATCATAGGCGTACTTAGAATACCCGTTAGCTTCACCTGTTTTATTTACGATATTAACTGTCTTAACTGTTTGAACTCCTTCAACTTGATCTAATATTGTGTAAATATCACCTAAAATAATAGGCTCATTGATTTGCCAGTTGTCTATATTAAAGAAGTCTTGTAGTGCTAAAATACATCTTGCAATAACGTCTTGGCTAGTATAGTTAGGTCTAATAATTATATCAAAGTTACATCCTATATTAATAATATACCCTGGCTTTATATTCACAGCATCTGTCAACATTCTATAGTCTTTCAGATATGTTTGAATGTTTTGTAGTATTGCTGGTGAAGGTACATCTAGTTGGCCTTGGCTATTCAATCCTAAAACATATAGGCTTATTGATAGAGGATCTCTTTGACCTGGGTCTTGGTTTTGATAGTTTCTAAACGTAGCATCATCTTTTGTGATATAAGCTTTAGCAACTTCACCGTATTGAGAAGGCATAGACATTACTCTAGCTAGATAATCTTCTTGAGTAACTGCACGAAGCTGCGTTGGATACTCTGCAGCTATGTTAAATCTAAGCTGTTCTACAGAATCGCCATCTCCACCCCCGGCTGCAGGTTCAGGATTATTTGTTACAATAGTATTTTGATATGTTGTGTTACCAGATACAGTATATGAAACTAATTCTGTAAGTTGATTAGATAAAACATTTGCAGAAGCACCTCCACCAATAAGATATTGAAACGTTATAGATGTGTTTTTAGGAGCTAGACCATAAGTCTCAGTAGTTACAAAGTTAGTTGGGTCAAATGAACTAGACAGAGTACTTAACCCTCCACCAGTTAAACCAACACTAACACTATTAGGATTTGGTATTATTGCAGTATCTGCTACTGAATTTATACCTGCGCCAAATTCTATATCTAACGATTCATCTACCCTAAACCTAGAAACAAAACGTCTAGGTACACTTAGTTTTTGAATCATGTAAGGAACTTGATTCTGATATTGATATAAGCTTGGATAGTTAGCCGCTGTGTTTTGTACAGGCTTTAATATGTAGTCTTGAGCAAGATATGGCACCTCATACCATGTATTACCACTAGAATCTTTAGCCTCAAGAATAGTTATAATATTACTATCTTGAAGATTGATTGTAGTAAACCTTTGAGCAGCCGCAAATGTGAACGTTTGTGTTTTTACTTGACCAGATATTTAATAGTATAAACTTCTACAGTAGTTGGATCGTAAGAAGAAGAAGTTGTAAAGTCTACTTTTTGTGGCACATAAAATAATACAGAACTATCGACATTTGACTTAACTTGCATACCTTGTTCAATAGTCATAGCGTAAGAAAAATCTGGGCTAGTACTTGAGCCTGATGTAATTGAAGGTACTTGTTGATAAACATCTAACATCACTGTGGCAGCAGAAGTAACTTTTGGTCTATAACCTAACATATAGGCCATAGTATAAAGATTCCCTTTCTGCTTAGAATATTGTAGATAAGTCTCTTGAATTTGATTGTCTAGATAGAATGACAAAACGTCTCCTACATAAGAAGCCATTTCAATAAACATACTACCAGGAGAAGCCTGAGTAAAGTCATTATAGACTGTTGGGTAATAGGCTTTAGCGTATTCAATTAGATCAGATCTAAATGAAGTAAAGTCTTTATTTAAATATTTTATGTCTCTTTAATATCCTCAAAAGTAGCCTGGTCAATTTGTTCAAACAGTCTTGCTCGAAGACCGGCACCAAAAGTAGGGTTGAAAGGTCTTTCTCTTGGATCAGTCAGTAAAAAGTTGATCAAGTTATACTTAGTCTGATCTTTGGTTGTGTATACGGTAGAAAATACGTTCTCAGCATCAAAAGGGATTTTGACACCAACACCTGTTGATGGTCTAAGGTCTACTACTGATATTTTCTTTAGTCCGTATGCCATTAGATAGCTCCTTTACCTGGTTAGGCTGAAAGGCCATAGCAGGGTGTACATCAGCTGAGGTCATAGAAAAGTCTTCATTCAACATATTCTTAGCCGTATCGTTCAAGAAGGCGGCCATAGGGTTATTGGAAGCAAACTTTATTTGAGGTCTACTAGTCTGGGTATTTAATGTACCAGGGATTTTAGCCTTAACCTGCTCTTGAAGTGCCTTTTTAGGATCTTTTACTACAGGAGCTTGTGCCTCCTTAAGTATTTTAGGTAGTTCTTCCTTTAGAACTTGACGAAGTTCTTCACGGATTAGTTTTCTTAGTGCATCAATTTGTGCCATATCTTATAAATATTTTGCCTTATATATTTTAACCTTGTCTAAGTTGCTGGATTTTCCTTTCAGCATCCTTAATCTTTTGAGTCCTATCTTTTATAATAGCTAGGCCGACAAATCCTTGAGTAGCGGCTAAAGCAATCTCCTTTTTCCAACCACCTATTTTGTCCTCTAGTTGCTGTATTTTTAGTTTATTGGCTACAGAGTTCTGTTGTTTTACTATACCAGAAGAGAATCTTCCTCCAGGATCAGTAGACTGTAAATTACCACCTAAAGAAGTTATATTTTTGAGCATCTTTTCTCTGACTCTTCTTCTCAAAGCTCTTCCACCTGGTAAGTTATTAGCAAAAGTACTCAAACCTAGATCATCATCTTGCTCTTCCAATGTTTCTATATCTTCGTCACTTAGTTGTATATTAGCAATGTCTATTTCATCGTCTCCTAAGAATCTGGCGGCTTCTAATATAGTTACTTGATCCTCAGAATCAATTCCAGATAGACCAGTACTAACTAGACCTTTTGATACTAAGAGCACTTTAACCTCGTTAATGATGATTAAGTCTAAAGATGCAAAGGTAGGAGTCGTTTGGACTACTATGTACTTATTAGAATCTGTAGCAATACCGTATCTTCTTTTTAGGTTGATCCCTTCGTCTACAACTTGTTCAGTAACTATCTGAATTGTGTAATTACCAAATCTAGACTCAGCTTGTTTTTGTTGGTTGTTATACTGGTCAAGGAATTTTTGTAGTTGATTTCCTGTATTA